GCGACTCTCGTTCGAAGAGCAAGAGAAGGTGCTCGACAAAGCGGGAGCGTTCTAGCTCCTGAAGGTAGAAAAACATGCCATCGGCACTAGAGACAAATCTTGCGACATCGCAAACACTCGCAGCGGACCTTGTTCCGTTGCACATCAGAGAGCGACTCCTCCAAATCGCGGAGCGGCAGACCGTGTTCTTCGAGATCGGCGATCGGGAGACGTTGCCCGAGGGCCAAGGGAAGACGATTCAGTTCACGCGCTACGAGCGGTTGGCGCTGCCTGGCGCACCGCTACTGGAATCGCAAACACCGGATGCCACGCCGCTCACGACCTCGGTCGTGCAGGCGGTGGTGGATCAGTGGGGAGCAGTGATTTCGCTCTCCGACATTGCGCAGTTGACCGTACGGCATCCAGTGCTCCGCGTGGCGCAGGAGCGGCTCGGGACGCAGCATGCAGAGACCATCGACCGGGAGATCCAGAAGACGCTGATGGGCGGGTCGAACGTTACGTTCGCGAACAACAAAGGTACACGGGTCGCACTCGCGGCTGGGGACGTGCTGACCACCGACGATGTCCGCCGTGTCGTCAGCACGCTCCGCAACAACGGCGCCCCGACGATGAACGGCGACTTCATCGGCGTGTTCAACCCATTCGTCGAGATGGACGTGACCAAGGATGGCACGTTCGTCAATGCCGCGTCTTTCTCGCAAGTGCGCCAACTTCTGGTCGCAGAAGTTGGAACATGGATGGGCGTACGCTGGAAGCGCAGCAATCTCATTCCAGTAATCGTGAGGCTCACGACGCCTACGCCCACGGCCGTGGCACCACCCGCGGGCATGACGGGCTTCACGGCGACCACGGGGCATGTATCGTTCAAGCTGACGCGCTTGGATATTACGACGGGCTTCGAGACCGCCATTCTCGATTCGACGAACCTTACATTGGGATCGGCGTTTGCAGCGCAGATCATACTGCCTGCCGACTCGCGGACGTACAACATTTACCTGTCCGTCGAAGTGGCCAGCGCCAATGCGGGACACGGGCTGGAGACGTTCCAGCTGCAGGTCGCGCAGACGGGAGCAGCGACAACGGTTCGCATTGCCAAGGCGATCGGCGCGACAGGCATAGAAACATTCGTCGTCGGCGGCGCAACGGATCGCGTATTGCGTGTGACGGGCAGTGTCGCACCACCAAACGTGACCACCGCAGGAAACGTGCATCTCTCCTACGTCTTCGGCAAGGAGTCATTCGGTGTGGTCGAGCTGGGTGGACTCACGACCACGATCACGCCCGGAACACCTAGTGAGAGCGATCCACTCATGCAGCGAAGAAAGGTCGGGTGGAAGCAGCTCTTCAAGGCGGTCTTGAAGAACACAGACTTTTTCCGGCGTATCGAGTCGCTGAGCTCGTTCAACTAGACCTTGAACTGGGGGCCGTAGGAATTGGCCTACGGCCCCTCTGGAGTATGTATGCGTCCTCAGACACGAGAATATGAGCAGCCTGAACGCTCACGTCCGGCGCCGTCCGATCGTCTCGCCGAGTACGAACGACTCAACCGTGAGTACAAACTCTGGGAACGGGATCAGTCTCCGCTCGCGCTCGAAAAGCGCATGGATCTCAAGACGAGGATCGAGCGCTTCACGCATGAAGAGACCCATCCGAACTGTGTATGGCTCGAAATCGACATGCCCACGCCTGCGCAGGGTGGCGCGTACTCAATCAACGATACGAAGTATGTTGGCGTGGTCCGCGTGCCGACGTGCATCGCGTCTGAGCTGCTCTCCATGATCTCGAAGAATGCCGAGGTCGAGCGGGAGCGTATGCGCGAGGGTGGACGGATCGTGAATCTTGGTGATATTACGGCGCGCGTGCGCCGCGTTGGGTGAGGTCATGTTCAATTTGCTGAAGCGCATTCTCTACGGCCGCTACTACGTCGAGATCCTGCGCAAGGTCGCAGACGAGGAGATGACCACAGTGCGCTTCTCCGAGTGGGACGAGGAGGTGTGTACGACGCGTATCACACGCATCCTGGAGCATCTCCAAGGCCATGCGCTCCAGTGGAACGCACGCCTGGTCGAATCGAGTGAGCAGATCAAGCAAGAGATGCGCGAGCGGGCCAATGGCCCGCAGTAGGGAGTTCTCGTGGCACAAGTCCCTACAGGCCAGTTCAATCGTGGCACGATCATCGATCTTGCACTCCGCCGTGTGGGCAATACTGCGATCAAGGTCGATGCACGCTCGTGGCTCGACCAGATCCTGTTTGACCTCTACACACAGTTCACGTGGCCGTTCCTGCTGACGCTCACGACGTTTAGCCTGACGGCGCGAACGTTTACGCTCCCGAGTGACTTCCTGCGCGCGCCACATGACCACGCACACCAGATCACGGCGGTGAATGGTGCGACGACGCGTGGAACGATCTATGAGATTCCACGCGCGGACCTGGAGACGCGCCCATCGGATACGGCTGGGGTCCCGCGTGTGTGGACAGCGAATTTGAGCGCTGGCGTGGGCATTCTCTGGCCCGTGCCCGATAGTACGACGAGTACGAGCACGCAACTGCTCTATCAGCGTCTCCCGGCGCAGCTCACCGCGGATACGGACGTGCCCACGTTCCCGTGGTCGCAGTACTTGGTGCAGGCGGTCTACGTCGCGGCACTCGAATACGAACGCGACGGGCGCAGCGTGCAGGAGACCGCACGGCGGGAGGCACTACTCAACACACTGCGGCAAACGTCCGCACCATGGCGGCAGCACGAACCGACGCTGCCGCTGGATGCGCAAGTGTTCTCGCCAGGATTCCGCGATGACTTGGATGGCTGGTCGCGTGGATAGCTTTGGTGCTGGCTAGTGCCAGCACGGATATGCGCATATGCCAAGTGACGTCGAACGTTCTGTCGCGCTTCGCCGCTTCAGTGGTGTCAATCGGCAGGTTGATTCTGCGTTCCTGGGTGGCGATGAGCTGCTGCGGGCGGATAACTTCGTGCCGGGGAAGAACTTCCTCATTCGCAAGCGCTTCGGGAATGCTAATTTCTTGACGAACGCAAGCGCGACAGGAGCAGGCAAGGCTCTTCTGCGCGTCTATGCCGCGAACGGGGACCGTCTCCTGTATCAGGTCGCGCAGGCATCGGGGCCTGGCTCGGATACGGTCTATCTCAGCACGAATGATGCCGCGTTTGCGGCGATCACGACGGCCAGCACGTTTACGACCGTGAGCACGATCTATGGGATTACGCAGTTCAATCGAAAAGTATACATCGGGAACGATACCGATCCCGTTAAGGTCATTGATATTGATAGCGGGCCGAGTACGGCGACGGATCTTGCTGCGCTGGCAAGTTTTACGGACAACAGTGATGCGCCGGACGTAACCGCTGCCGGCGCGAGCCAAGTGCCTCTCGTCACAGGGACATACGCGTTCGCCTGGGCGCGCTACGACAGCGTGCTCAAGCGCTGGACGGGACGTGCCACTGCGCGGACGTTTACGCTCACGGCGCAGAACAGCGTCATCACGTTTAACGGGATCACGACTGCACTCGGGGCCAATGAACTGTACCATTTGTTTGTTGCCCCCGTGAACCTCCCTGTCGAGTTTGCGCATGACCACACTCCGCAAGGCATTGCCGCTGCCGCAACGACGGCAACGGACGTGTTTGTGCTGAACGAGGTCACGACGAGCAGCGTGCCACTTCCCACATCCAATGCCGTGCTCCGCCGTGGAAACATCCTCGTGGCGCATCGCGGGCGGCTCTGGCTTGCGGGCAGCAGTGCAGATAGGCGGCTCGTGGCCGCAACCAACGTCATCGTTCCGGGTACTGAGAGCGCACTTTTCGATCAGGGGGAGTTCTTCCCCGTCAATGCCGTAGGAAAGCTCGTGGACGTGGTCACGGGCATGGGTGTGGGCACGACCGGTGCCACGCGGGACTCGCCCGTGGCGCCCATGGTCATGTTCACGCGCACCAAGACGTTCATGTTCTTTGGTGACATCGTGGATGATCCGAGTGCGCTCCTCGTCGAAGTGAGCGGGAACGTGGGATGCATCTCGCACCGTACGATCGTGAATACGCCCGCAGGGCTTATCTGGGCTGGCGAGCGCAGCGTCTACCTGCTGCGTGGGGCCAATGCCGAGGTCATCGACATCGGTTGGCCTATTGCACCTGAGATCGAGCAGATCCCAGAATTGGAGCGCATAGGGGCTGCGGCCATTTACCATAAGGGCTTCTACAAGCTCTCGTACAGTACGGGAGCTACAGCAGGCCAGAACGACAAGCAACTCTGGCTCGATCTTCGGGTCGGCTTCGAGCCGCCATCGTGGTGGGGGCCGCATACAGTGGTTGTGACGCTGGGCATGATGACAAATGCCGAGCGTGACGGGACCGCGTCTGAGACCGATCGGGCATTCGGGCTTCAACAGTTCTCACCACCGACGCGCGTCGTCGTGCTCGATCAGGAGAATGTCTTTCAGGACGTGAGCAACGGTTATGACAGCGTGCTGGAAACGCCCGCTGTCGATTTCGGACTGCCATTTGAGCGGAAGATCTTCACGCGCATCCGTTCGATCGGACGCCCGGTCAGTGATGCGGAGACATTGTCGCTGAGCGTTGCAACGGACGACGGCGTTGCTGCGCAAGCACCCCCGCTCGTCTTCGATAGCGTGTCCGGGGGTGTATGGAATACGGCAGTCTGGGACGTGGCTACGTGGACGGATTCCCGATTCGTGGAAGCGGAAAGTGTCTTTGCCGATGACCGCCCACGCGGGCAATCCATCCGCGTGATCATGACACACACCGCTGCGCGCGGCATCGAGCTGCGGGATTTCGAGCTGCGCTATCGGCCGGTCGAGCGCCCCGTGGCATAGGCACGTCGGCACATGAGCACGATCGTTCGCAGCACGAAAGCATCGGGCGGCACGGCGTTCGCCTCGGGCACGACCATCCTCGCTGCAGAAGTGAATACGGATTTCAATACGATCTATGCAGACTACAATGGCAACGTCAGCGCGCCGAATCTCGCGAGCAACGCGGTCACGGAGGCGAAGATCCTCGACGGTGCGGTGACGATCAACAAGCTCGCAGCCAACAGCGTCAACAGCGGGAAGATCGTCGATCTGTCGATTGTCGTAGGTGATCTCGCCGTGGGTGCGGGTACGAACAACAGCATCCAGACGTCAGGCGGAGGCGTTCCCGTCATTGATGGCACGGAAGCGGTCGATATGACCGTGACGCTCACCACACCGCGTGGCGGGAAAGTGCTTCTCATGGGCACGTTCTCAGGAACGATGGTCTCGTCCGGGGCTGCACCCGCGACCGAGGTCACGATCCGCATCCGGAAGACGAGCCTCGCGGGCGCGATCCTGGCTGAGCAGCGTGCATCGGTCGCGAGCACGGATACGGCGACGCAGCATCCGTGGTCGATCACGGTGCATGCCACCGTGACGCAGGACGTGACCGTGTACGTGCTGACGACGCAGCGGACGAGCGGCACGGGAACGGTCACGGCAACGACGAGCGAGGCGAGCACGCTGGAGTTTGCGTAGCCATGGCCTACCAGATCCGCGAGGCAACGGTCACTGATCTTCCATGGCTCAGGCGGCTGTACGCTGCACACGTTGCAGAACTTGCCATTACGTATCCGCGGTATGATGAGGAGGAGCTGGACGCGCTCGTCTGTACGCTGTACGCGCTCATGTGCAACCGACTCGGGCACGAGGGTGCGGTCATCATCGTAACCGTTGGGCACTCGGTTGTGGGCATGGTCCTTGTCGAGATCGTGCAGCGACCCGTCGGGAAGCCTCGGCAATTTGGCAGCGCCGACATGCTCTACGTCGTGCCACGCCATCGCGGAAAGGGACTCGGGACGCTGCTCCTCGATGCAGCGTTCACGTGGTTCAGCAAGCACGGCATCTCCACGGGGGAGATCACGGCCATGCCAGCATTGGGACCGTTCTGGGAAGCGCGGGGATTCCGCCCGCAGGTCACGCGGTACTACACGACGTCCGACACGTTTACGGCGCGTGCCGAGACACGGCCGCTGCGGCGTGCGGGAGCGGGCCATGAGCGGTAATGCATTCCGTGACATCGGGCAGCCAAAACTCGCATACCCGTTCGGAGGCGAAGCCGCGTTCCGGAACGTGCAAGGCTTCCAGCAACAGTTCGGGCGCCCGCTGCTGTTCGGCTTCGGGCTGGGGGCTGGGCCGCGGGCCGAGCGGTTTCAGGAACAGCTGCAAAGCGGAGAGTTCGGTGGGCCGCTCGCTCCGCTTATTCGGCAAGGGCAGCAGTTCATTCCCACGTTGTTTCCTGCTGCCCAGCGGGTCGGAAGTGACATTGCAGCTCGTGCGCCTGCCGCATTCGATCAACTGCGCGCGCAGATTCAGGCAGGGTTGCAGGGCACAGGGCAAGCGCTCGAAGGTGCGCAGCAGTTCGCAAGTCAGGCGCTCGCGCCGACGCGCGAGAGTGCCATCTTTCAGCGTGCATCGAATAGGCTGCTCGAGGGGATACGGCCAGGGCTTGCGGGACGCGGGCTGCTAGAGCAGGGCGAAGGGCAGGCAGCAGAAGAGGCGGCGCTGCGGGATCTCTCACTCGATTTCGTATCGCGTGAGGCCGATCTGCAGACGCAGGCATTGCAGAATCTTCTCAACGCGTCAGGAGCAGGTGCTGGGCTTGCGCAGGCGGAACTGGGCGCGCTACCTGCATTCGGTAATCTGTTGCTCTCGGGGCAGACGTTGCCACTCCAAGCACTCATGAGCGCGCTCGGCATATCGCAGTTCGGCGCGCAGCCCGCGCTCGACATTGCATCGTTCCTGCAGCCGCTGCTCGGGCAATTGACGATGGGGCAGAGCACGACGCCGACGAAACTCAAGTAGGATGGCGTTCCTTGCTGCACTCCTTGGTGGTGGTGCCGGTGCCGGGGCTGGCGCTGGTGCTGCTGGTACCGGCGCAGGGCTGGGAGCTGGAACTGGAGCGGCTGCGGGCGCGGGCGCAGCAGGACTTGCGGGAAACGCGCTGCTGGCGAACAGTGCAGCAGCGCCGTCGATCGCAACCGTTGCTGGACCGAGTGCGCTCGGGAGCGGTCAAGCGCTTGGAGGGGCGAGCGGACTCTCTGCGCTTGGTCAGGCTGGCACCGATCTGCTTCAGCTTGGGCTCAAGTCGAGCCCACTCGTTCAGAACGTACAGCGACTGCTGACAGCGGCCCGCGGACAAGTTCCAGGGCAGGCAGTTCCGTCACAGGCATTCGGGCCGGGCAACTTGCCTGACATCGGACTCTTCAACGCGCCTCCAACGACGCTGCCGTTTGCTGAACGCTTCCTCGGTGCGCAGCAGGCGTTGCGGCCATTTCTCGAACCGCGACAGCGTCAGGGGCCTACCCTGGCGCAGATTCTCATTGCAGCAGGGCAGCGCAGATGACGTCGTGCTCTCGTGGAAGTAGCTCAGCATGAGCTTCGATCCAGATACGATGAGTACGCTCAACCGTACGCTGACGGGACTCGCGGTCGGCTACGAAGCGCTCCGCGGCAATCCTGCGCTTGGGCTTCAGATTCTGCGGCAGGGACGGTTTGATCGGCTCGATCCTCAGGTGCGAGCTGCGGCAGCGAGTGATCCGCGCATCGCCGCGCAGTTCGGGTTCCCGATCGAGCGCATCAGTGGAAGTCAGCCGAGTGAGCTGTCTGCTGCAGGTATTCCTGAGGCATTCGCGCAGGCGCGTGGTCTTCAGGTACTCGGCCCGCAGGGAACACCAACAGCGCTCCCAGGACCGCGATTCCAAGCACGGCTGCCTGCACTCGATCCAGTCACAGCGATGCAGCAAGGACTTGCAACGGAACAGTTGCGCGCATTCGAGGGGAGTGACGAGATCGTGAGGAGGCAGCTTGCGGGTGTGCCGCTATCTGGACCGCAGCTGCGGCAGTTCATTACCGGCGTTGGTGGAGCTGGGGCGGGTGACTTCCGCCCGACGATCAGTTCGACTGGTCGCGTCAGCTTTGCAGCGCGCACGCCTCGCACAGGCGAGATGACGTTCGAGGATGCCACGCGCGCTGTGAGGCAGGCGAAGACCGCGGGGCGTAGCGCGTTCGTGCGGCAGATCCCCGGCACGGATGCGTTCACGGCCGTGGTTGGGCCGCCGGCACGACGGGCACCCTCGGATGCGTCCCAACGGCTTGCCGCGCGGAAACGCCTCACGACGATTACGATAGCGGTCACGGCAAACCCGTCGCAGTGGACACCGACGGTGCGTGCGGAGGTCGACGAACTCTCACGGCTCGCGGGGACGCCGCCGTCGCAGGCATTCACGAATCCAGATGGGAGCTTCAATCCGAATGCGGCTGCGGTATTCGATATGGAGCAGGAGCTGGACGGGTTGCTCGGCCAATAATGCTAGTAGTATATTAGTACTATATTAGTAGTATACTAGTAGCATACGGCATGTGCTACTAGGCGCTCGGCATGGCAGCGGAACCCGTACCACAGCAAGAAGCACAGCAAGCCGCCCGCGCAGGAGCGGGGGGAGTTGCAGCGCTCCAAGCGCTCGAGGCTGCGCTCGCGAGCGGGGACCCGCAGCGCATCGTCGGCACGGCGCAGCTGTTCGGCCCGTGGACGGTGCAAGCGGTGCAGGTGGCACCGGAAGAAGCGCTGGCCGCGATCCGCTCGCGGCTACAGGGCATGGGTATGCAGCCTCAGGACGTGCCCATAAGCGGCCCTGGCACGGGGTTCTTCGAGCAGGCTGGCGCGGGGCTCCAGGAGGGCCTACCTGGGCTCTACATGACGCCGCTGGCGCTGCCTGGGGCTGCTGCTCCACGAGGGCTGCGTGGAACGGCTGGGAGGCTCGCAGGGGGCGCTGTGGGGCCAGCCTTGGGGATGGTAGGTGGCAGCCTGATGTTGCGTGCAGCTCGCCCTGCGTCTGTGGCGTTGGCACGGCTGCTCGCAGGGCTCGGGTTTGGAACTGGCGAAGCTGGCACGGTTGCCGCAGGGCAGGCCATGCAGGGCGTGCCACTCGATCCTACGGCCATTGGTACGGCCGGCGCTCTAGGAGGGCTTCTGGGCGGTGCTGTAATGGCAAGACCACTCGTAGGTCCAATTCGTGCCGGGAGGGCCGCATTCAGGCAGGCAACGCGTCCTACGGGCATTCCTCAAGGGGTAGATCCACGGCAGCTCGTAGAAATAGCTGGGCAGGGCGTCTTTCGCCCTCCGCCTGGAATGCGGCCAGTTGGCATGCTCCGCGGCCCAGGGCCGAGGCTCGCGATGGGAAGGCCCGCCAAGGAGTTCAGGCGTGCGCTCAGGGGCGAGGAACGGGCATTTGTACGCAGGGGGATAGAAGCTGGGCAGCCAGGGCAGGTCTTTCCTCCCCCTCCGCCTGCGAAGCCCCCGAGGCCCGTGAAGGGGCAAGCTCCTGCGCCAGGCACGCAGCTTGCACCAGGCACGCAGAACGTATCGCTCACGGGCCAAGCCGTTACCCAGACGCAGGCCCGTCAGCCGATTTCCGCGCGCTTGGTAGCGCTACGAGAGCAAACAGCTGCGGAGAACCTGCGGCGTACGCGTGCGGCTGCGGATCTGGCCGAGCAGAAGCTCAAAGAACGCCTCAGGAGCGTACCGCCTCCACCGCGGAAGCCGTAAGAGAATTATGGCAGGCATTGGCCCCATTCTCGGTGCGCTTGGACGGCGGGTCGTAGGCCCGACAGGCGCAGTCGTACGCGAGGCAGCGACCCGTGCCGCGTCCCGTACGCCGTTTCTGCTCGAAGCGCGCATCCCGCTCCGCGTGCTCCAAGAGCAGGGCGGGGAGCATGGCGTGGCGATCGCCCGCGGGATCGAGAGTGCCCGGAGCACCGTGGAACGGGACCTTGGCCAGCTGCTCGACGATGTACTGCCTGGCGTGCGGTCGCTCCCGCCCGCGGATGCGCAGGCGTTCGGGAACATCCTGCGCACGGGTACGGGACCAGCAACGGCATCTGTTGCCCAGATCGTCGCCCGCGCGCAGCCGATCTTCCGCGAGGCAGCAGACGTGACCATCCGCGTAGGCAATCAGCGCATGCCTGCCACGCCCGATGCACTCTTTGCCCGCGGGAAGCTCACCGGACGCATCACGGATGCGATTGAGCGTGATCCCGCAGCCCTCTTGAGCGTGCTTGCGGATGAGGCGACGGATCTTCGGCTCACGCGCCAGCTGCGCGCACTCCGCCCGAACGTGGAGGCGCTCCGTGGCCAGAATCAGGCGCTTGGCCGGTTCGCGGATACGATCCTGCAGCGGATCGCCACGCCGGCGGAGCCAAGCGAGTTCGCCAGCATGCTGCGGAACGTGAACGTTGCTACGCTGCTCGGACGCGCGGTCATCCCGAACCTGTCACAGAGTGCGCTCACGGCATTGACCATCGGCATCCGCCCGACCGTGCGCGCCATCCTGGCCTCAGGAGGCGATGACGCAGCCCGGTTCGCGCTCAGGTCAGGGGCGATCCTGGAGAGCGTACAGGACGAGCTTCTAGGCGGCTTGGCGCGTAGTACTCCTAGTGAGCGTCGCGCCAGGTTCGTGCTGCGGGTGACGGGCTTCAACGCGGTCGAGCGCTTCAATCGGCGCGTGGGTGCGGTGGCTGCGCGTGAAGCGTTGCCGGAGCTGATCCGTGGCGCGGCACGCGGCAACGCTCGCGACCGGGCCATGCTCACACGGTTGGGGCTCGACGCGAACGATCTGCTGGCACGTGGGGGTGCGTTCACGGAGGATGAGGCGCTGCGCGCGGGCCAGCGGCTCTCTCGCCTGACGCAGTTCCGCGTGACACCAGAGGAGCTGCCAGAGTTCGCCACGCGTGGAGACCTCGGGCGCCTGCTCTTTCAGTTCAAGGGCTTTGCCGTGAAGGCGTTCGAGCTGATCCGCGACCAGGCGCGCCTTGACCCTGTGGGTACGTTCACTCGCGGTCTCGCGGTGCTGCCGGCCGCGGGCTTTGCCACACGTGCCGCACAAATCGCTGCAAACAACGCGCTGGCGCTCCGTGACCCTGAGCGCTTCCGGCAGCAGACGATGCGTGATTTCGAGCGTGCATTCGGGACGAACGTCTTCACCTTTCTCTGGGAGACCGTGCTCTCGGTTGGCGCGCTCGGCATCGTCGGCGACGTGCTCCGCTCTGCCGCGTTCGGTGTCGAGGGCGTGGCCGAGGCGCTTGGCGGACCCACGTTCAGTCTTGGCGCAGAAGCGGTCGTCGGCGCTGTACAGGCAACGACGCCACGGACGCGCCGCGGCCCGCTCGGCCCGGCGCCCGTACCCGTACAGGAGCGCCTGCGGCCGCTTGCCAAGCAGGTCGTCCGCCGCATACCTGCCTTCGGTCCCACCGTGTCACGAGAGCTGTTCCCGCCACGCACGCCGAGATCCCCATTCGGCAGGCTCTAGGTATGATGCCTGACAGACACGAGAGCACTGTCACCTTGACACTCGTCGAGAAGCAGCATCTCTTCACGCAGCTCGTCGCCCGTCTCATCGAGTATGCTGCGGAGCGTGGATACGGCGTTGCGTTCGGCGATGCGTGGCGCTCGCCCGAGGAAGCAGAGCGGCTGTCGAATGCGGGACGTGGCTCAGCGCGCTCGCTCCATTGCGAGCGACTCGCCATTGATCTCGTGCTGCGCACACGGAACGAGAACGGTACATGGACGTATTTGAGCGCGACGGAGGACTACGCTATCCTTGGCACGGAATGGAAGCGGCTGCACGACCTCTGCCGATGGGGCGGAGATTTCAGCAGGCCGGATGGCAACCATTTTGCGCTGACACACGACGGGCGAGCGTAGCGTGGTAAAGAAAGCGACATCCAACGGCATGGGCGGAGCGCAGATCGTGCAAATTCTCGTCGGCGTGCTCGTCATGCTGCTCTCGGGTGGTGTCGCATGGATTCGCTCCGACGTGAGTGCGACCGAACACCGCGTCGAGCAGCTCGAGAACACGTACCATGAGGTCGATAAGAAGGCGGAGAGCATCAAAAAGGACGTGGACCGCATCGACGAGCGCACCAAGCGCATCGAGCAGCAGCAAGAACAGCAGCTCAACGTCCTTGAACGCATCGAGCGGAACACTAGCAAGGGAGAGCGGTAGGCTCTCCTGGGCGCAGCGTACGGTCGCACGGATCGTCATACGGAGGGTGCTTCACATGAATTGGCTCGCAGGAAAGAAGACGTACATCGTATCCGCGGCTGCAGCGGGCATCATCTTCCTGCGTTCTGCAGGCTTCATCGCCGACGGCGAATACGCTGTTGGCGCTCTTTGGCGCGGCGGGCTTGGCGACGCTGCGTGCAGGCGTGGGGGGCAAGTAGCATGTGGAAGCTGTTGGGCGCGGTCGCATTCGTGGGCATGCTGACGCTCTGGGGCGCGGGCGCAGGCGCATCGGGAGAGTACTGTGCAGAATGCGTCGAGCACGTGAAGCAGGTCGATAGCGTGAAATGGGTCGAGACGTGTGAGCATGCGTGGTACGTACACGATATCGTCGAGCCCGCACTCGGGAAGATTCGCGCTGCATGCGCGGCGGAATGCGCCGCGGAATGCGCGCAGAGCTGCTCATGTGCGTTTGAGTGCCCTGATTGCACGTGCGAGTGCCCCGAGAGCGTCGAGTGCACGAATCCGCCCGCGTGCCCCGATCCCACGCAGTTCTACAACGATCTTGCAGTTGGCCTCTACGGCATGGCGTGGGACTGTCAGGGCCGTGGGCTCTTCATGCACTTCCGCACGTCCCGAAGTGGCAAGGGCTGGCGCGCCTGGTGCGGCAAGAGCGACCGCAACCCGTTCCCCGTCGAGCTGGAGAACATCCGGCAGGTCTTGGACGAGCTGCGGGCACAGGGGTACCCGCTGCGGTAGGGGATGGAGTAGGCTATCCACCGGCTGCGTACGGCATTCTCAAGAATAGGAATGCTGGAGTACAAAATGGAGCACACGCACCCGAACCAGTTGAAGCGCGACGAACTGGAGATGGTCCAAGCGAACGCACTACGCTCATGGAAAGCCAACCTGTGGCTCGATCAGATGCGTCCCGCTGAAGCACTGCGTCTCGAACAGCAGCCCATGGACGAGGTATGGCTCGACCTCACTGCTGGCTCGGAGACGTCAGAGCAGGTGCCGGGAGCATGTGCGGTAGGCCCATTCTCGCCTCCTGCCTCTCATGGCAACCCGAACGCAATAGCAGGCATTCCTGCGCAGGTGGATATCCCCGAACGTGCCGTGGACATACGCTGGGACATTCGGGATGGCATCCCAGCTGAAGCACGGACCATTGATCGGGCGTGGATAGGCCGCGGAGCGCTCTCCAAGGGCACGGATCTCTTCCGTGGCATGCTCGCCAAGGAGCTTGGGCGCACGATCGTCGGGAATGGCATTGTCATGCTGCGGGATACCGAAGAAGGTGTGTCCAAATTTGTACCGCTGCTCGAGGACGTGGGCTTCAGCGTTGAGGGTACGAGTGCAGGTAAGACGCGTCGCCTTCGCCTCCTTGCTGCGCGTACGCGCCTGGCAGACCTCCAGCTCCCCATCGACCAGCGTGTGTTCGGTGAGCGCGTCCCGCTCATGCCACGTAGGCCATTCATACCGTAGGTCTCAGTACCTCACGGCCCCTTCCTGCGCGCGCAGCCACGCGGCCAGTGCATCCGGTGCGAAGCGTAAAGCCTTGCCGACCTTCTGGAAGGGGATCTGCCGTCGTGCCACCCACGTGTAGAGGGTCGCGCGCTTGACGCGCAGCAGGTCGGCCGTTTCCTCGACGGTGAGCAGACGCTCCATTGCCCCCGTCCTTACCAGACGGCGAGCGATGCGCCTTTCACGGAAACGGGGCGTATTTGGGGGAACGAAGTGGCAGTCGTACTACCCATGTGGCTCCCCCCACGCTGGCATCATTTCGACATCAGGCGTGAGATCCCCGTCCGGTAGGATCACGGCGAGTACATGCTGAAGCCGTGCATACTCTGCCGCTTTCATTGCGTAGAGCCCTGGATCAGTCCTGCGCCACATTTCCAGGTCTCTGTTGGCCGTTTTCAGCAACGTATCACGCAGCAGCCGAAGCACGCGTGCATCATCAGTCGAGCCGATCGGAATCGTCTGCGTATTCTCGAACCCCATCCCGTGTGGCCGGTATACAAGTACTGCTTCTACGAGCGCCATGTCGCATACCCTCCTAGAACTTGAGGCTTAGCTGCTTCCCAGTCCCTGCGTCCTTCTTCACTCGTTGCTCAACGCTGCGCCACATTTCCCTGACCGTTGGCGCGGTGGTCATGGCAATCGGTCTCCAATGCTCGTCATACGGCTCATAGAGCCAGACGTGCCCGCTTGCATCGAGCCCGAAGAGGTCTCCATGTGCTCCTGCCAGCTGTATGAAGCATATCCCTTCCATGCGTGCTACTCCTTCCCGTGTCCGTACCACAGTATCGCGTCGTGAATGGCCAGAAGGGCACTGACCATTGCCGTGCCCAAAACCGCAGCGAGCTGAAGCGCGGCACCTGGGATCGTCAAAGATTCGTTGGCGAAGACCTCGGTGATTCTCTGGTCCAGCACGTCGAGCGCTTCTTTCGTGTCCATCTGCTACTCCTCCCAGTTCTGTAGATCACTCGGCTGGCCACAACCGTCCGCTACAGTGGTCCAGCGCCCAGCAGAGATTGCGCTGCGTGAGACAGTAATCGCGCTCCATCGTGCTCCACGGCAGATCGCACCAGGCGGTCATGAGCCGCCATGTGTCCTGACAGCTCATCCCATCTGGCTCTGTAATACCAGACGTTTCTGGTGGGTGATCAACGTTGCAGGCAAACCCATCGCGCCAGAAGTCGCGCGGCTCGAACGTGATCCTTGAGTCTATCTCGATCTCGGCCGAGCACGCCGGACCCGCTGACAGCAGCAGCACTCCAAGAATCAGAACAACTGGGCACACGGTCGTCGTCATCAGTGGTCATCCTTCTCCTTTTCGCGTACACTCTCTGCCGTTGGAATGCGCCCATCTTCCATGCACTGCTTCACCTGCGCCATCGAGAGCTTCACGCGTGCCGCACGTTTTCCGCGTGCGCCAAAGTCCTTCAACTGAATCCGATCGTGGAGCTGCAACGTCTCCATGACGATCTTGAACTGCCGCGCGCTCAAGTGCAGCTTCCGCGACACGTCAGACACGAACGCCCACCCGCCATTGCGCCAATCCCCATACCGGATGAACGCTTGCTCCACGCGGTCAGCGATCGCGATCTCCGTCTCGCTCGCGAACTCCTTCGTTGCCTGCTTGTGCCGTGCTTCGACGTCATCCAGCAATGCCAGCGCTGCCTGCGCACGCTCCCGCGTGATCTGCCGATCTCCTTCGGCATGTGTCATAATGCACGCAAGACGCAGGAGGTGTGCATGCTTCCGCGCGGGCCACCCGCTGTGCTTCACGGCATCGTCGGTGAGCTTCTGCGTGGCCTCAAACTGTACGTGATACCAGGACTCGTACCACGCGGCTGCATCCTTCGCCAGCTGCACCCGTCCAGAGAACTTGCACATCCGCTCCTGCATGTCCGTGTGCAATGCCTGGCTCAGCTCATACGTCCACTTGGGCACGGGACGCACGCCCGGATTCGCATGCCGTGGCCCGGGCTCGTAGACGAGCACGAGCCTCCCCATGAATCCTGCCGTGCGGACGTGATCGGGTACTTCATGCGCAAGTCCCGTCGGCGTGGTCGCTGCGAGCATGCCCACGCATGCGTTATGCAAATCCGTAATCCCGTGCGTAATCGTGAGCCGTTGCCGGTCTCCGCTCGGCGCGTCATTCAGCGCTGTGACCGCTGTGGCCATGCCTTCGTTGTATCGTGCCTTCGAGAAGAACACGCCCAGCTCCTCGCTCACGATCAGCCCAATACAGTCTGGCCGCGGTTCTCCGCGCGGCTGCGCTCGTTCGAGCGAACGGTACAGCCCTTCAGGCGACGTGCCCGTCGGCACGATCTTCGTGTGCGCCAGCGGCTCGATGAATTCAATGGCGCGGAGCATGGCGCTCGTCTTCCGCGACACGGCACTCTCGCTGACGAGCACGGTCATCACCTGCGCAGGATAGAGCGTGCTGAAATCCTCCAGCATGAAATAGACCTTCCGGCCGAGTGCATGTCCAAGCACAGCAACCGCAGACCAAAAATGGAAGCTCGTCGGCGCTTCCTGCCGATCCGTTAAGCGCAAGTACGCAGAGAGCCACGAGAGCCCCTTCACCGGCCCTGGGCGATCTGCAAATGGTGTTCCGCGGCGTCGCGCAGCATATTCGTCGGGGGCATCTCCTTCCACTCTGTCATGCCGTTTTCTGCCCATGAGTGCCCTACTTTCACCGTCACCGGCATGGCAAGCGGCGGTGCCTTGGAATATGTCCGTGGTGTGCCGATCGACTGCGCGAGAAAGGAGACGCAGGGCGCAACGAGCTTCGGAGGAGCGCTCACCAGGAGCGCATCATGCGCATGGATGTTGACGCGTACGGGCATCCGCTGCTTCGCGACCCACGTGACGAAGGGTATCCACCCGCACGCATTCATGAGCCCGGCCAGCTCTGACTGCGGGCCGAAGGCGTAGCCACGCTTGTACGTGTGCTTCTCCAGCGGCGCGTGCCGCAGATCCAAGAACCGTCCCCACGAGTTGACGAGAATGCGCTCTCGGAGGATCTGCATGCGAATCTTCTGTTGCCAGGTAAGAATCGCTGGGAACTTGTGCAGGTACGCCTCGATGAGCTTGGCACACTCCTTCTCATCAAGGAATATGCCCTCTTTCGCGAGCACGGCGGAGAGCATGTTTCCCTCCATGCCGTAGTTGGATGCGTGCACGGCCCGCTTAGCAAGATACCGCTGCTCTTTCGTCACCTGCTCTTCGCTGACGCCAAAGAGCATCGTGGCATTGTACGCGTGTACGTCGAACTCAGATGGCGGCGTGCGCGCGAGTTCGCCAAGCGCTGCATCTTCGGTCAGCACGCCCACGAGTCGCGATTCTCCCTGCGATGCGTCTACTTCCACGAACACACAGCCCACATCCGGCACAAAGATGTCACGGATCTCCCGGTCCTGGTTCTGTGCATTCGACCCCGTGCCAAGTGGGTTCGTCTTCGAGCTGAGCCTGCCCGTGTCCGTGTCGATGGCATACGTCGAGCGCATGCGCCCGTCGGCATCAACGCGGGCGTCATCGAGGAACTCCGCGAGCTTCTGCGCACGCCGGTACTGCAAGACCAGCTCCCCAACGGGCTTGGCCGCGGGATACTTCCGCATGAGCCTCCGCACGGCGACCTCGTCCACGGTGCGCCGTCTGGTCCTCAAATGGACCTGCTCCTTGCACCCGAGCTGCTCGTAGAAGTAGATGCCAAGCTTCTTGTTCGAGAGGCCCTTGGACGCATGGAGCGGCATCTCCGCTGTTCGGGTCAGCTGCTCTCGGAGCGTGCCAAGATGGGCCTTCTGCTCTGCTGCCCGCGCTTCTCTCCGTGTGGTATCTACGCGAACGCCGTGCAGCATGAGCTGCAACAGATGCGGGAACGCCGCGTGGTACGTCCTACGATAGAACTGGTACCTGCCCTCGATCTCTAAGTCGTCGTGGTACGTTATCGCGAGTTCTGCGGTTACACGTGCATCATTCCCGCACCGAAGCATGATACTCTCGAGGTCATTCCAGTTCGTGTTCTTGAAGGGTGGGCACCACGCGTCGAGCGACGCGCAGTATTCGAGCGAGTGCTCGTCATTTGGCACCAGACAATGGTGCATGTACATCGTATCATACGTGAAATTACGAATGTCGATATCCGCGCAGCGCGAGAGCACGTACCAGTCGTAGAGGCCATTATGCAGTGCCTTTTCCAGCACGCTGTTGCAGAGCGTCCGCACTGCATCCCACGCACGAGCAACTGCGCGTCTCTGCTGTCCCCACGCAGCCATCGTCGTTGGAATGACAAATGATCCGCTGTGTGGTAGGCCAAAGCCGACGCACAATACCTGTTGGCCTGCGTTCTCAATGTCTATGCCAAGTGGCCAGTCGATATCTTCGAGGCCATCTGCCTTCTGCACTACCTCTTTGACATCGGCATCCGTGCGGCAGATCCGTACGGGTGGCGGCTGCTGAAGAGGGAGTGCCAGGTCCGCGCACGCGGCACGCACGCGCCCCATGTCCCGCTCCAGACGATACCGCCATGCCGGCTGTCGGAGCACGGCCGCGGGATGCATCGTCGGCAGCACGATCGCCATCCCCTGCGAGCGCAGCAGCGTCTGCGGATATCCGCGGAGCGCGGTAATCTTGTACTCCCACGTGAACCCTTGCTTGCCCTTCTGGAAGCGTCCACCCAACACGGCATTCAGTGCGACATTGCCAAGCGGCACGATCACGCGTGGATGCAATTCCTGCATCCGCAGTGCGAAGTCGTCCATCCACTGCTGCATCTGCTCGACGCTCAACGTATCAAGCTTATTCCCAGGTGGGCGTTCCTCGATGACGTTCTCGATGCGGCAATCGGCACGCCGAAGACCCGCATGTTCGAGCACGTCATCAAGGAGTTGGCCCGCTTTTCCAACAAACGGAGCACCGAAGCGGGCCTCGTCCGCGCCCGGTGCTTCGCCGATGAGCAGAATGTCTGCTCCATGTGGGCCAACGCCGCGGACGCGGGATGACATCCGGTTCTGCCTAGACAGGGCGTTTCTTAGTCTGTTGCGTGCGCCGTACATGCCCGCGCATGTCTACGCACAGCTATGCCCGCGCCTGAATCTTGCTCAGCACTTCGACGATGATCTCTTGCAACGTGCGGTGCTCATCGAACGCACGTATCCGCAGTCCGCGATGAAGGGAACGCGGCACACGTACGTTAAGCGACACGAACTCCTCTTCCACCGGCTTGGCCGCGGGCGCGCCATCGGCCGAGACGCGCACAGCCGGTGCCTGCTTCGGCTTACTCTTCTTCGTTGTGCTCTTGGACATGTGCTTGGTACTCCTTGGTCGCGACGTTCTCCCCACAGATGCGGCAGGTCACGTGCGCGGGAGCTGCTGCCCGGCGTACCGTCGTCCCTGCGACGCGCGTCTCTTCAGGCGCACGCGCCTTGGGCGCGCCACGGCGCGCTGCCGCCCCCTCCCGTGATGCAGCGCCCGTGGCCACGCCCGCACGCCGATCGCCATTGAGCGGGTAGTACCGCTTGACCTCGTTCTGGTCTTCCTGCGGCTGCACGACGAATGCGAGCGCCTCGCGCCCGATCGCGCCACGGAGCATCTTCGCCACGCTGCGATTACTCGCCACGCCGAACGCCGTGCACATCTCCTTAATGCGCTTGACGGCGAAGCTCTTGTCGCTCCAGCTCTCGGGATCTTCGGCCTCGGGGTCATTGTCAGTGCCGATCGTAAAACGATCGAAGAGCCGCGCACCCGCGTAATCCTCTGGCTCTAGGATATCGTGCTGCGCAACGTACATGAGACGCGGTGGCTGCTTATTCGTGTACACCGACTCGACCTCGCGCAGCTTGCAGCGATAGTTACCGCGTGGCACCGCATCACGGATCTCGCTCACTGCATCTGGGTCCCACTGCCTATCTATGAGATTGCCCATCTGTGTCCGCTCCTTCGTCGCGGAAGACGTGTCCGCGCATTTTTGCTATACACCACGCGCCCATTGTCCGCGATCAGCATCGCGGAAGAGTGCCTCCTGCATCCGTCGGCACGGATACGGAAGGAAGAATAGTTTAGACGCGTGCCCTCCTTTTGCGTACCAGCGCACGCGGTTCCTGTATGATCACCCGCACGTGCGTGGCGCGTATGTGGCCCGGCCACGTCTCGTGGTGCAGCACCCATTGCCATCTGCCTCGATCACGGAGGATGTCCATGGGCGTATCCGTTTCTAGTTCTAATACGACACGTACTCGTCGAATGCTGTTCATTACGTGTCTTTCTTTTTGGTACGTCTCTCTCCACTGTACGGTTTCTGCTCCCGCATGACGTTGACCTGCACCTGCATGACCGCGATGGCTCGGCCTAAGAGCGGTACCCGCCACCATTTGGGATCTTTCAGCAACCTCAGCGGCATATCCGTATCCAGCTCCAGCGACACATGCACCCGTCGTACCCTCATTTCGTGCCTCCTCCCTGCGCCTGCGGTACCATGATCCGTGTCCCTCCACACTCTGGCCAGTCCGTCCACTGCTCAGTCGTGAGCGTCGAGCACGGCAGATCGTTGCACCAAGAGATAGCGACGTACGCGGTGCCTTGACGTTCGTAGCTATCCCGGCAGCGGTTGGGGCATGGCGTCAGCCGTGACACGCGCAGCTCGTGCGGACCTTCTCCGCATGCGGGAGCAGGTGCGGGCTGCTGTGCGTAGAGCAAGCCTGCAAGTACGACGAGTATGAGCAGTGCGCCCAACACGCCAAGGAGCACCGGCACGAACCACTCGTCATACTTCATGTCAGCCCCGCCACAGTGCAGCATACTGCGGCACGCACGGATCAGGCGCATTGATCTGACTGGCTGCGTTCCACTCCTGCGACCCGCGCGTTTGCCATACATACTCCGTGCCATCATCCCCCAGCCGTGTATACGCCCGATAGAACTCACCGAACCCGCTCGCCACGCGCTTCCGCAAGCGTCCCGGGAACGCAGGATTTCGCACCATGTAGCCCATGACCTCGTCGCGGTCCTCGTCCACATGGGCGATAACGACGACGTTCGTGTGCAGCCCAGCGAGCCGTATCATGCAGAGCTCTTCCAGGCTCTCAGTGCTGGCCGCGTACCACTGCCTGCCGTCTTTGACGTTCGGATTCAGTACGTACTGCGCGTACTTGCGCGCCGCCAGCTCGCAGAACGTCACGCTGTCGAGCACGATCGTGGCATATCCGTCATGCCACCCAGATACGCCTAGCCGGTCAAGGAAGCGCTGATATGCATCAGGGTCTTGCGGGTCACGGTCGATGTAGTACTCTACACGACAGATCACAGTGCCCGCGTCGTCGAACACGTCTCGCGTCTCCGTGCCCCGTTCGTCCGTTGCCAAGGACGAGGGCGTGCCCAGCTTGAGATAGGGCTTCAGCTTATCGGTAGGGTCAAATGCGAGAACGAGTAGCGGTTGTGGAAACGTCGCAGCGCTCGTGGACTTTCCTGAGCCTGATTCTCCGTAGAGCAGCCAATGACACGTATCTTGCTGCCCGTTGGCTCTGTCAGGCGCAGTACTCGTCCCCGAGCGCTGCGATCCGCGCTTTGCCATAGGTCTCCTCCTCCACCACGACCCAGCCGCACCCCGCTGCCTACAGCTCGGCGCTGCCTGGGAATGGGTTTATTTCTGCATGGTGCGGTCTTCTACTCCTGTAGCTGCAAGCATGTCAAGTGCAACTCTGTCGGTGCTTGCTTGACAGCGAGCTTGGTCGCTTTATTCGCTGTTACGCTTCTTCCACCACCATTTCGTGATGATGAGAACGCCGGAATCGCCTGTGTTGCGCACGCCGCTTCTGCCGTCGATCTGCGACCGCGGCACCCATACGGTGCGTGTCTTCATCTGACAGAGTACTGCTCTTGCAGTCATGTGAATCGCTTTCGCTTCGGGAATATAGACCAGCTCTTCGTGGTCTTTCATCCGTTCGATTTCGTCGTCGCGATAGAGCCTGAATTGTATCATGACACATCCTGTATCGGCTTCCACGGGCTGCGCACGAGCATGCTCTCAATGCGATGCACTGGCCGTCCCGCGTCACAGAAGTCTACGAACTGGCAGAACTGGCAGTGGCCGTTGAAGCGTCCCTGTTGCGGGAGGAACTGCACATTCTGCGGGTCCCCGGCGAGCAGTTGCGAAATGTGGGCGAACGTGACCGCGAGAGAAATAGCATTCGTCTTGAACTCTTCCACTTGCTCCGGCCCGCGGCCATAGAAGTACAGTCCATGTTTCGCGTGCAGCGTGCCGCATTCGTCATACGTGGTTGCGTGTTCTCTGCATGTACGCGTGGACGTAGGCAGTTGCGAGAACTCGATCGCATTCACGTACACGCCTATCGGTTGGTCCCTCCCGAACTCGGCTATGGCAGCAAAGTAGTATCCCGTGAGCTGCGCATGCTGCTGCCACTTCCGTAGCCAGTACGACGTGATCCTGCCTGTGGTCTTGTGCTCGATGACAACAGGACGCCCGTTCTGCTTCGAGTAGCCAAGCCCATCGCATACACCAGTGTAGATGATCCCATCCGCGAGCGGGATGCGGAACTGCACTTCTACTTTCTCTACCGCGAACGGTAGCTTCAGCAGCGGATTTCGCTCGAACCAGTCGAGCATGATGGCGTGTAGGTTTGGATATGCCAAGCGGTCGGTTGCGGGAATGGTCTCGGCGTAGGCTTCGTACTCGTCAGTGAATTTCCCTGCGGCGCGTGTCGCGCTCTCGCCTTTGAGGAATACGGCCAATGCCGCGTGCGCAGCACTTCCGGCGCGGAGCGCGGCATGCTCATCTCGGGTCGTGTACCCAAGGGCATACCGCAGTCCCGCCTGCGTACTGCACTGCGAGGTTGCGGCCAGCGTGCTAAAATCGACGACTATTCCCATTGTCGCGCCTCCTTCTCTTGCCATTATCCTGGTACTTGGATGGTGCACCGACACGCATGGAATAGTTCTGGGTGCGCGGTCCCACGAATGCACGGCGTGCCAGCACGCACGCTGTTCGCGTCAAGAGCGCGTCCCGGATACGCGCTGGCTCCACATCGAGCGTCTCACATGCGAGCGCAAACGTCATCCTCCCGGGTGCCCCGGTGATCCAGGCTGCGGCATCGCAACGGATGCACACGACGCGGCGTCTCTTGGACGTGCTGCACGCACATTGCCGCTGGATATCCACGCAGGCCTGTCCCAGCACCGCACGCACCAGTGCCCGCGTGGGCGTGCTCTGTGCTGTTCGGTGGTGAGCGCGCCACAGCTCAGCGGCAGCGATGTCTGGCTCTAGCAGATGCGGGAGTGTGCGTGGAGGCGTGCGAAGTTCTGTCGTCTGTGGCGTGTGATGGTTTCCAGTCCACCCAGATTGCGCGTGCCGACCTTTCCGCTCTTCCATCCCCACCTCCCTGCCTGCGGGGCATGCTCAGGCGTGGTGGACCGGAGTTGCTGCTGTTGCATACCCTGAGCACGCCCCGCATTCGGCCGTATTGCACGAGATCGAATGGATTGCAATCTTGGCATGCCTACTTTCGTCTGCTGAATGGACGCTTTCGTCTTTTCCACGGGAACGCTGGCACTGTTCGTCCTTGGAGCGGTACACATTTGTGCAGATCCAGCTCAAGCAGGTCTCTCAGACTGCGGAAATGGCTTTGAATCGGCCGCGCCAGCCCCTTCTCCCAGCGCGATACGCTGCGTGCGCACACGCCGAGCTGCGCAGCCAGTTCGCCGATGGACAGCGCGCGTGCTGTGCGCGCTGCCTGAATGTGTTGTCCGAGCGTGCTCATGCCTCGCCCTTCTCAGCGACGTGCTGCCTCAGAAAAGACAGCGTACGCTCCATTGCGCTCTTGTACGTTGCATGGACCGCTGCATCAGGCATGGACGAAAGTACGTGAAGCAGGAACGTTGCACACTCGAGCAGCGCGCTTCGTTGCTGCGTGCTGATCTTCCTTTCCTTTGCCGCAAGATCCATCACTTCGTTGCATGCTTGTCTGAGGAACCCTCGTATCTGCTTCCCCGTCATCTTGTCGATGATCTGCGTCCAGTCCTCTGGCATTTCCATTGGCATCCTGCTTTCCATGCTACGAGTCCTGGGGGTCTATTTGCCACCCAAACACCGTCGCGTGTGTTGTTCCTGTTGCTACTAGCAAGGCATCACGGGTATCTTGGGGGCATGGAAACTGGTCGTCGGCTGCTAATATAATATCGTCCACGTCGTGTTGGTCGAGACCAAGCTGTAGACCTACGTCCACTGCTTCGTCTAACTGACCGCGTACGCCTGCTATGTTCTCGGCCACGGCCGTTAGTGGGCACATATCCTCGCCATTTCTGTCGAGACGTAGTTGTTTGTGTCCTTCAAGGTCCTGCTTGAGACCCCAGCCGTCTTGGTCTTGGACCACGTTCAGGAACGCGACCATCGCGGCGGCGCGAAAGAATGCGTTATGATTAACTTCGGCGCGCTCGTAGTTCACTGCCATGTCAGTTTCGCTCCCTCGGTCCTCTCAGTACTTCTCCAGCTCGCGATCCCTTGCCCATTCGTATGCTGCGTCTTCTGCTTCCGCTTCTGCTTCCTCTGCTGCGGCCGATGCTTCCCATTCGAGCGCGTCGCGGTTTGCCCTGCCGACGCGCACCACGATGGCGTCATCGGTCATGGACGCGATCTCCCACGTCAGCACTGTGTCTGCGTACACGCACCAGCCCTCAGCGATCTCCACGAGCTTCTCAAGGCTGGGGAATAGCTCGCCCGGCTCGCGCTCGACTGTCAGCTCGCCGTCGATGCCGCCGCAGTACGAGTAGCTCGGCACGCGCGGTCCGTCGTGCCCGCCGGGGTCGTCCCAGCGGTCGTAGCTTAGGCAGAATGTTTCATGGATCTTCATGGCGCTCTCCTCCTCGGCTTACGCTTCGCACTCTGCGAGCGTACAAGAGTCCTAGCACGATGAATGGACACGTGTCAAGTGCCGGCTCATATTTAAGAGCATATCTTCAAGAGTGCTAGATCGGGCACGTGGGCTCAGCGCGGCAAGCGAATCCCTCACGGAGAGAGCACTACTCTCTTACGGTGGGGCACGTCCAGCGAGGGACGAACGCCTGGCGTGCGGTGCTTCGTCTAGGAGCCACGCACGAGGCGTAGGCCATACCACGGCCCTACGGCCCCCTGGAAAATGCCAGGCACGGGCACGCAGGGGCCTTGGGACGCTCCTCGTAGCTTCTCAGCATCCACACAACCGCACGCTAAAACGCCCGTTTCCTGGCCTTCAAGATGCACGTACCGTATGCACGCCTTTTGGGCAATAATAGTACTACGTTCTACCCAATAGAAAATATGATCCAGGATTCTGTGAATTCTTGTGCAGGCTTGTGAATGCTCGTGCTAATCTTGGCTGCTTAGTCCTTGATATTGCTACGGAAATATTGCTTGCAATCTTGGCGTACCGGACAAGTGCATACGCTCAATTGTCCACGACATATTAGCTAAGTGCCCGTACCCGCAGGCGAATCTCAGCAAACTGGTGCTCAAGTTAGCGCGGGTTGTTCCTCCAGGGTCTATTATACCCCTAGATATACAGGTACAGCAATATAGCAATAAAGCAACCAAGCAATCTACTTCCTCAAAACTACAACTACTACTACTACTACTATACTACTACTACTATTACTACTATATATTAGGTACTTAGGGCATATTTACTTGAAATCTGAGCGTATGCACTTGTCCACTGCTGCAAGAGTGCTAGACCGCGTGCGTTCCAGGTGGTAGCTTAACTATCTATGCACTAGAGGCTCACTATATTATTCACGCTCCCACGGTCGCGAATAGGCCACGATCGATCGCAGCATACTAGTTTGCTAGCTTTCTATGCCCATGTGTGCGTGCGCGTGGGCGAAAGCGCGTCAAACAGTACGTCACGGGTGGTGCTAAGTGCGGGGCACTATCCCCCGAGCGGAGCGAGGGGGTACTCACGCTGGCATGGCACGTGTGCTGCTAGAACTCGTTCTACGAGAACGAACAGTATCTCACGCTGGCGTGACACGGACGATGCGAGAACTTGTTCTATACGGCGGAACGGCATATCGTATGCGGAGTGGCAAGTGGACTATCGGGCAAGTGCGCTAGTATATTTATGTAAGTAAGTATACTAGCATGCTAGGAACGAACGACTCGTAGACATGCGGCGGGTCTCGCCACGTCAGCAGCAGCTCTTAGCACTGCTCTGCGCAGGCATGCCGCGTGCCGAGATGGCGCTGGCGCTCGGCATGCAAGAAAGTTCCGTGCGCAACCTGCAGCGGGAGCTCGCACACTGCATGGGCACCGCAGGACGGCTGACGCGAAGCGCAATCGTGCAACGGGCCGTGGACATTGGTATAGTCACACAGGACGCCGTGTCGCTGAACGGACCCGCGAATGCGGAAACGATCATGCCACCCTACACAACCGTGCTCATTTGGCGTACTGACACGCAGGAACTGACCATAGATGAGCCCTTTTGCCCGAAGTGCGGTGCGGCATATGCTGCGCTGGCGTATGCCGTGGAAGCACGCTTCCCAATCTCCATTGAAGATTTGCGCGTCAGCCTTGGCAAGCGGGAAGGGATCGTCCCGCAGTCATTTCCTCCAGGCGGCGTGAGGAATTTCACACTCCTCTGCCCAACAGGACACGTACGAAAAGCACTGATTCGAGGGCCACGGGCGACGCTCGAAATACCTGGGGATGCAAGCTTGAACGTGCACAGGAGAAGGCAGCTATGAAGACCACACCGGCGAACAAGAGCGCGACGCCCCGCGAAGACGTCACCCTCGCAGACCGCGTCACCGCAGATCGGTTCAATCTGGTCGTGGATCGGGAGTATGCCGCAGCCGCAGCACGCGCCACGCCCGTCTCCGTGCCCTCCCTCTGCGATCGCAGCAAGATCGTCTACGAGGGCGAAGAAGACCGCGGACTCCTCGCACCGGACCCAGACAGCATCCACGCGACCCCATCACTCCCCGCATCTGCCGATGCCCGCGTGCTCCTCCTCCTCTTCACCGGGCATACGCCACGTGCCATCAGCGAGCAGCTCGGGATCAGCCTCGCCCGCGTAACGGCGCTCGCGGACCACCCCACCACGCTTGCTGCCTACCGCACCATGCGCGAGCACATGCGCGAAGACATCCTCCAGGGCACCCACGGACCCGTTGCCATGGCCCGTGCAGCATCCAACGAAATGCTCGCTGTCATCCTCGGCCATGCCCGCTACAGCGAGCACCCAGAAGTCAGCCGGAAGAGCGCTATCGACGTGCTCGCCATCGCTGGCTACGGCCCCACACGCAAGGTACAGACCATCAACACGAACGAGTGGTGGTCAAGCATGACCCCAGCCGAGATCAAGCACTACAACAAGACCCGCGAATGGCCCGCACGGTTTTCCGACTTCATCGTCGCGCCCCGACCCGTCGTCGAACCAGCCAAGAAAGACGAGCAGACATAAGCCCGCGAGGAGGCTTGCACATCATCCGTACCCCATGCTACAACCACCAGTGGCCAGTGTCGCGGCCATCCTTCTCTTCCACAGGGTGGGGCTCTCCATGAGCCCCATCCGCCTCCGCCCATGACCCGCGCTGGTGACGCGCCCCAATCCGCAGATGACCTCGGCGAAGAAGACGTACTCGAGCTGCGCTCCCACTTGACGGACGAGCAAGCTGAGAACGTCGAACGCTACACCCCGCACGACCCATCACCCGAGTCCCACGCCCGCGCCGCATGGAACTTCCTCGCAGAGGCCTGCTGGACGTTTGACCAGATCGAAGGCAAGAAGCGCAAGTTCCCCGCGCACCTCGACTACCTTCACGAGTTGACGAATATGTGGTGCGGGGCACGTCTGCTGCTCATTCCCAAATCCAGGCGCATGCTCGTCACCTGGACCATGTGCGCACTCCACTACTGGCTCGCCCGCTTTGGGCACCCCGGTGCCAAAGTCGCACTCGTCTCCCGTAAAGAGGGCCGCAGCGAATCCGAGGGCAGCGCTGAACTCGTCTGGCGCTGCAAATTCATCCACGACCACGTCCCGCGGAACGTTGTCGACTGCCCGACTGAATACACGTTCTGCCGGCTCCGGTTCCCGCAAACGAACAGCGAGATCATCGGCGTCGGGCAGGGCGCAGATCAACTGCGCCAGCACACACTCACCGCCATCTTCGCCGACGAGATGGCGTTCTGGGAATCCGCCCGCGAGACGTACATCGCGAGCCGCCCTACGATCGAGGGCGGGGGGCGCTTCACAGGCGTCAGCAGCGCGCACCCCGGCTTCTTCAAGATGCTCGTCTACGACGAGATTTAGTTGCCGCTAGTGCGGCAACGGAGTTACTGTACACGTGATATCGTAGACGTATCCACGCTACGAGGGCTCTATGCATGCTTCCCCCCTGGTTCACGCTCCTCGACGAGATCCTCGATCCCGTCGTCACGCTGGCACTCCTCTGCATCTGCCTGCTCATCCTGCATCGCACGAGGAAGCGCGATGGATGAATCAGGCGTCTACACCGCGCTGCAGACCATCGTGCAGCTCGTCCAGCTCATTGCGGCACCGCTCATTGCCTACGGCGCGTTCATCCTGACCGACATCCGCCGTCAAGTACGCGACATCGGCGAACGCGTCGAAGAACTCGGCGCCGAAGTCGCCAAAATCAACGGGCGCGTGATCCGCGCAGAGCAGTGGCAGCAGAGCCACGAAGCGTTCGATCAGAGCCAACACGCCCGAACCACCCGCGAGATCGAGCGCCTGGAGAACATCTTCCGCGGGCGACCTGAGCCCCGCCGGCGGTAGTTTTGTTTGCTGCTTCCGCAGCAAAGGGCGGCGTATCGCGCTGCTCCCGTAACCCCTTTGCACTCCCCGCATCTCATGCTATGCTCGCCCTGGGTGGGAAGATAGCATAGCACATAGCTAGCGTAGCGCATAGCTAGGAGCGTAGCATGCCAGCAGTTCTCAGCTCTACCGGAACGTGGACGGCGTTGAATAGTCCGAACACGGGCATGTCCCGCGCCACGCACGACAACGTACCCGGCATGGCCAATATCCATTCTGGGACCAGCACGGGCGAGTTCGGGAACATCTCGGATGAGACGCTGCAGTTTCTCGGCATGATGGCGAATGCGCTCGGCCTGCACTTCTGGCAAGCGCATGCCATCGTCATGGCTGAGCTGACAGCGCTCCGCAGCTACGGAGCGCCATCGCGAAAGGATGAGTCGGGCGCGCTCGCGCCCATTGGATCTGGCACGGCCGTGCTCGCGTAAACGAGTACGCAGACGAGTAGTATGTTCGTATTTGTACATTCGTAGCATGCAGGGAGGTTCATCATGGCATTCACAGTGACGCTGACAGGTGGTCCGAAGGATGCGCTCGCTGTCAACCAGCGTGACGCGGGACGAACCGTGCTGCAGGATGCAGCCTACGGCCAAACCGACCTCGACTACGAGAACCAGGTCAGCACGCTCGGAAGCCAGGAGATGGTGAGCGAAGTGCATCAGTTCATTCAGGAGATGACGCGTGGCTACGGTGTGCAGGACGTGAACCTTGCCGGTGCCATTTTCACGCCGCGAGCCATCATCACGCGGATCCACGCGATCACGAGCGGGATGCTCCGTGACTCCCGACGCGTCGCGTAGCATGTCCCATGGACGGGTTCCGCCTCTGGCACAACCCGCGGAACAACTTCGATGTCCTGCGTCTGCACTACCTGGCCGATCCGCGGAAGCGGACCAACGCCTGGCTCAGCGACGCGAGAGCGGGCATGCCGTCCCGCGGCTGGCGGCGCGAGTACGAGATCGACTGGACGGCACCCGAGGGCGATCCGGTCATTCCCGAGTACGCAGCGTCCATCCACTGCGTGGAGATTTCCGCCCGCGAGGTGCGATTGCTCCGCGGATGGGACTTCGGCTTCGTCACGCCTGCCGTGGTCTTCTGCCAGCTCGACACATACGGCCGCCTCCTCGTGCTCGCCGAATGCGTCCCCTTCAACGTGCCGTTGGATGACCTGGTAGACATGGTCCGTGCCCAGACGGCAGAGCTTGTCGGTACGCACACACCCGTGTTCGATGCGGGCGACCCGGCTGCGGATAACACGACGGATCTCGGGAACGTGCAGCAGGTGCTCCGCCAGAAGGGCATCATGCTGCACACGCACCGCCCCGGCACGGATTTGAGCTACCAGTCGCTCCGTCACCGGTTCCTCGACCGCGTACTCATCCCTGGCGAAGGACAGCAGCCGCGGATTCTCATCCATCCGCGCTGCCATCACCTGAACGAAGCGCTCGCGGGCGCGTTCCACTTGAGCACGCACCCGCCATACAAGCCCGTCAAGCTTCATCCGTACAAGGACGTGGTGGATGCACTCCGCTACCTGCACGACAACCTGAGCGCGGTGACGGGAGAGTACCGAGCGAAGATGCAGAAGATGGCCACGGCAGATTGCGTCTGGTAATTGTTCGCTCCACTAGGAGCGAAGGAGAGAGTGTATGCGAAAGATAGTTCTCATGCTTGCGGCGCTTGGCATCCTCAGTGGTGTGGCCTACGCGCAGTTGCGGAGCGACACACTGTTCCCATGGTCATCTGGGCTTGCCATTCCGGGATTGCAAATTGGCATCCAGGGTCCGAACGCGGCGAATGGAACGCCTATGGCAATCGTGCTGCATGGAACCTGTGGAGTGACGTTCGGCTCTGTCGGTGTTGGACTCTGCACGACCGGGAGCTGCGCGGCAGCCGGCGTTGCCACAACGGATCGCGTCTTTGCGCAACTGACGACGGACTTCCCGACGGCAAGCGTTGCGACGTGTGGACAATCCGCGGTTCTGGCGAACGCCATCACGATCAAATGCTGCAATCCGTCTGCAGGTGCCATTACGCCTGGAACTGGCACGTTCGGATGGATGGCCATCCGTCCGTAGTCCGCTGTGTCCGCGTCTGGTGACGCGGAGGATGACAACGCATGGATGCTGCACCGCTTGCCTCGCTTCCCGTTGGCGCACTCTCGATCGTGCGAACGGCGACGGCTGCAATCGCCAATCTCTATGCGCAGACCAGCGGCCGTGTGCTGCATATCACCGGCATCTGGATCAGCGGAAAGAACGCCGCCGCATTCGGGACGGTCACCGTGACAGTCACCCCACGTTTCGGGGTCGCAACCGTTGTCATGGAAACGCAGTTCCCGACACTGGCCGTGAACAGCCAAGAGGTCAACACGTATCTCCATGTTGGAGACCTCCCGACCGTGAGCGACGTGGCTGTTGCGACGACTGGAACGGCACCGACGTCGTTCCGCGTCGTGCTCATTGGCTGGGAGGAGACGCTTCCATGATCGCACTCGTCGGCATTGCCGTCATGGTCGCGATCATTGGAATCGTCTGGTGGATGATCACGCGTGATAGCGGCGAGCCGTAGCTTTGTGTGCTGCTAGTGCAACACAGGACGTGGAGTAGAGAGCACCCGAGCCATGTCAGACGTGTGGTCCCGCGACGGGTTGACGCCTCCCTCACCTATTGCCGGGCTGCCGGCTATGGGGCGGACGGCCGCTGGCATCGTCCGCATCATGCTGCTCGACGCGGACGGGAACCTGCTGCAGCGCAAGCTCACGACCGCGACGATGTCCAATTCCGCGGTCTCAGTCACGACCAACACGGTCATTCTCTCGTCGAGTACGGCACGCATCGCCTGGGCGATCATTCACGAATCTGCCGCGGACACGCTCTACATCGGCGCAGCAGGCGTGACCGCGGCGAACGGCTTCCCGCTCCTCTCGAATCAGCCATTCGTCTCAGGAGACTTCCATGGCGAACTCCGCGGCACGTCCTCAGGCGGAGCAATCTCCGTCCGCGTGCTGGAATGGACCATTTAGTTGCCGCTAATGCGGCAACGGACGCAGGCAACGGGGAGAGGAACATTAACGGGCATTAGACGCAAATGAACATTCTCAGTACAGCGATGGCAGCGCTCGCGGACATGGTCTTTGATGCGTTCATTGAGGGTGTGGCATGGGTCATTTCCTGCTTGTTGCGCTTGTTCTAGGGCTGCTCTGCCCTGCGGCAGCGTCAGCGCAGCCCGCAATCGGGACACCGCCTGGCTATCTCGAAGTTCGAGATAATGGAACTCCGGAAACACGCCGCCGTAGGCTGAATTTGATCTCTGGGAGTGGTGCCACGGTCTCCTGCCTCGATAATGGTGGAACTGGCGCAACAGATTGTACAGTGAGCGCTACCGGCGCTACAGCAGGCATCTCAATGTTGCAGGGAACGCCTGTCAGTCCTGTGGTTCCTGGTGGTGTTGCCCAGACCGTGTTCGTTCCGTTATCTGGTTCTGACATGTCGCCGACGCAGTTGGAAGTGCGAACACATATCCAAGGGATCACGACACTGAACAATCTCCGCTGTTTTGTCACGACCGCACCTGGCGTTGGTCAAACGGTTACGATTACGGTGCAGACGAGTGGCGGCTGTATGACGGCGCCAGCCGATACCACGCTGGTGTGTACCATTACCGGGACCGCGACAGAATCCTCCGTCGTGGTTGCACCGCAGACAGTGGCGAGCGGGAATTGCGCAGCGGTGAAAGTTGGGTACACCGCTGGCGCGGCAACGTCGTTTCCGAGGTTTGTCGTGGCAGGATCATGATTGTGGTTGTGCTATTGAGCGCCGTCTTCCTCTCGGCTGGGAACGCCAATGCCGCATCAACGAAGGTCTGTGGGCATCAGATAGCGCGGAGTATTGAGGACGCACTTGCGAGATCTGCAACAGCGGTGACGATGCCTCCAGGATGTACACGAGCACGACTGAATCCGTTTCGCTGGATCGTCCAGCAAACGTCATACGGATATTTGGTACTGCACCAACGTTCGGGACGAAGTGTGGCGTTGATCGCGCAACAGCCACCACCACCAGATGGAACAGTGCGAGAATCACAGGGACGGCATGAACTATGGCAGAATGGAGGGGTAGTCGGATGGGTACAGCAGCTCGAAGAGTAGCACTGGTCGTGTTCGTGTTTCTTGTGGTGTCTGTCGCACGCGTTGATGCGTTTACTGGAACAACCGACGAGATCCAAATTCAGAATGGTATCATCGGCTTTGATACTATTCCCATTCCGGTTGTGAAGGGCGGAACCAACCAAACGACATCGCCAGACGACAACCTGCTCGTTGGCAATGGCACGACCTGGGAGCTGAAGACAGTTCCAAACTGTATCGCAGCGAACAGTTTCTTACAGTATACCGCTGCAACGAATACGTTTTCCTGCGGAACAGTAGCAACGTCGTCCACCCTCGGCTTCTCGACGAATGGAGAGATTGTTGGCGCGGTGACGACGTTCATGGGTCCGAGTGTGACTGAGAGCACGGAAACCCGTGGACAGACGATTACAGACGTCGCCGCAACATTTGACAATCTCGAGTGCATCTCAACGGCGCTGCCAGGTGCGGCACAGACCTATACGATCACCATGCGAGATGGTGCCTGCACCGCTGCATTAACCGCGTCCGTTGGGCAGACGTGTGTCATTAGCAACGTCGGACGGCGTTGTCAGGATGGAACGCCTGAAGGGGCTGCGGAATCTGTCCTTGCGAATGAGTGCTTCACCTGGTCGATCTTGCCAACAGCGGGAGCAGCAACGGCGGTCGTGAGCTGCACAGTCGTTCGTACCAGCTAATTACGCTCGCGCTGTTTCGTCTGATGCGCGGACGTGGAGTACTTCTTGCCTTCGTGCTCTGCTGCGTATTCGCAGCACCGAGAGACGTGTGCGCGTTTGATGCAGGCACCGGCATAGATGTGCAGAATGCCACGGTCGATCTCGATGAAACAGAAGTCAACAGCACCACCTGGGGAAACGGTACCATCGACCCCATCCAATGGACGTTCAATACCAGCGGTGCCGTCGATCCAGTGATCAACTTCACGAGTACCGAGGTCCTGTTTGGTGGCAGCGTCCCGCGAATCACGCACATTTTCACCACGCCGCAATTTCGATTCGACGACTCCGATGAGCCGCAGGGCAATGATGGGCTGATCCTCGTAGATTGCCCCGACGTCGTGGCGCCAGAAAACTGTTCAATGACGATCTCGAGTGTGCTGAACGGGGTGGGCTCTCAAGGATGGTTACAAGCTGTTGGTGCGACGGACAATCGCAACGATATCACGCTTGGGGACGGTACGTGTTCCGTTGGTGTTCAATGTACGGACACGATCACGCTTGCAACAGATTCCACTGGGGATGCAGAAGTCACGCTGCCAGCACAGTCCATTTCGGGGACAGAGATCACGAACGATACGATAGGCCCTACACAAGTAGATGAGACAGCGAACTATACGTGGACGGGGGATCATAGCTGGGAGACGGGCAATATCCTGGTCCGTCGGGAGGCGACATGCTTGGCTGCTGCATGTGACGCTGCCGGCGAGCGCGGTCGCCTCTGTGTCCAGACTAGCGCCACGTTGGCGCACGAGCTGCGCTACTGCGCAGGCGCTAGCGGCTGGGTCGAGCCCGCGGGTACTGGCGGCACGCCCGCATTGAGCGCCATCACCGCCGCCATCGCGACGAACAGTATCACGAACGCCGAGTTCCCGCAGACGTGGACGTGGGATACAGCCGCGACCACGGTCGCGTTTGATCCGTTCACGTTCGCGCTCATCAACGATTCAACAACTGACGGGCTTACACAGGAAGTCCTGATGATCCAGCGCACGGCGTCTGCAGGGACGCAGCCGGTCGAGGCGCTCGTCCATCTCGCGAACCTGGATACGGATGGCCTCGTGAATGACGCCCTGCTCATCGACGCGGACGCGGGTGCCATCACGGATGCGGTGGATGCTTCCGACCCCGAAATTGTTAATGCGATCAGCCTTGGGGCGAATTCAATTGCGTTGACAGGTGGGGACGGCAGCCTAAGTAACACGGATCTCCTGTTGCTCGCGGATGGATCTATCACGCTGCCGACAGAAACAGATGGAGTCTATGTCGGTGATGTAGCAGCTGGCACCGGCATCGCAGTAACAGGAACCCCAGCGGAGAACTACACGGAGACTGTCGCATTTGACTTCTCAGATGCAGGGACGGATCCCGCACTTGGAGCCGAGGAATGTCGCTTCTCGAACGAGGGTGTGAGCGCGGGTGGCTGGGTATGTGAGGGAACAGCCGATCTCATCGAGACACGCTTTCGAGTGACCGATCCAACGACGACAGATAAGGTTATTACGTTCCCAAATGAGACCGGTACGGTCTGTGTCGGCCAAACAGGCGCGGGCTGTCCAACGACAACCGCATTGAGCAGCATTACAGCTGCGGTGGCGACCAATTCCATCAACAACGCGGAGTTCGGGCAAGTATGGACATGGGACTCGGCAGCAGCGGCTGCCGCCTTGGATGGTATGACCTTTGGGTTCAACCACGATGCGACGTCAGAAACTGCAAACCCGCAGCAAGGCGTTGTTGTTCGGCGGAATGCTACTGCAGGGACACAGGTCTTTGATGCGTTGGTGGTAGTGGACAACGCGGACACCGATGGGTTGGTGACTGACGGTGTTCTGGTCACAGCTGCTGCTGGAGCCATCACGGATGCCCTCGATGTAGCTGATCCTGAGGTGGTGAATGGGCTCAACCTCGGCAATAACAACTTCGTCTTTGGGTCATCTACGTGGGGCAATGGGGGTGCGTTCACGCTCACCTTTGATGCCGGTGCAAGCGATCCGCTGATCTCGTTTGGGAGTGGTTTCATGCAGCTGGAGGATGGCGTTACAGCGGGCGCAGCCACGTTTGGGGACAACCTGGATGCGAGCATGACTTGGACCTATGACACCTCCGGCGGGAGCAATCCTGCGCTCACGTTTTCATCTGGGGTGATTCAGCTCTCGACGGGCGTGGCAAGCGGGAATGCAGCGCTTGTCGTTCCTGCAACATCCATTGGGCAGAGTGAAATCGCTACGACGACGTTTAACGATACCACGTGGGGGGATAATACAGACGCGGCACTCACATGGACATTCGATAGTTCGACGGCGAATAATCCAGCGTTCGAGTTTAACTCGAATGGTGATGTCTCAGTCGTGTTTGGGGCAGGGGCGAATTCGCTTATTATGCGAGATACGCAGACCAACCTGAGATTTGATGATACCGACGCAGCCGGAGCAGAACCAGAGGGTTCTCTTGTTACGTTCTGCTCAGACACCGTCGCCCCGATCAATTGCGATATTCAGCTTGGTGTTATGAACAATGGCAGCATATCCGGCATACTTGTGGGTTCTGCAGATGCCACTGCGAATGCTACGGATGTGACGCTCGGTGATGCAGCCGGTACGGATTCTCTAGCACTCTTGACGAACGGCGTCGATGTGCAGATCGACGTGACGGCTGGCGTGGTCGAGTTCTTAACCGGTACCGCCGGCATTATCCGTGTGAGCGATGCCCTGCCCGTTTGGGAGTGGAACGATACGAATTTCGCCTCGTTCACTGATGAGGCCAGATTCGCTTTAGATTGTACTAGTGATGGCGATTGTGGCCTTCAATTTAGCGTGCGAAACAATGGCGTCCTCGATGCCGTGTTTGATGTGATCGACACTGCAGACGATCACTCGATCGAGATCGGGGACACGACGGGCACCGATGCAATCACGCTTCAGACTACTGGGGACAGTGGGTCCACGATCACGCTCACCAACATGACCACAGGCGTCGAGCTGACCAGCCTGGTCAGCGATTTGCCTTTTGAGTGTGTCATGTTGGACGCGACGGCTGCTATCCCAGATGACACCGCAGGCTGCGGCCCGGCAAGCAAAAATGGCACGAACTTTAGTTACCGGACCTGTGACTTTGACACTGGTGCAACAGAGGAGATTGCCAACTTTGTGTTTGAACTGCCGGTCAACTTGACTAGCACAACGGGAACCATTCAGTTGGTCTGGAGTACGGCAACGACCTGCACGGATCCCAGCGATGATGTGTGTTGGACGGTGGATGGTGCGAGCTTCGCTCCTGACGCGGCGTTCAACACGGGCGCGCTCGGCGGGACGCTCTTCGGTGTCACACAGGACTGCAGCGCGGCGGGGAATATCCTCTACACCACATCCACAACGTTTACGCACGGTATGGCTCCTAGCCAGCGTGCGGTGATCCAGGTCAGTCGCGATACGAATGGAACGAATTGTGCTGGTGGGACCGCCGATGATGACCTCGGCGGAGACGCCTTTCTGCATGCGGTACGGTTTTGCTACCGTGTGAACAATCTAGCATCGGGGGAATAAACGCTTTGACGGGGCCGTTCCACGTATCCAATAGCGCGCATGAAGGGCTAACGTGAGTGCTTTTTCGATGGGCGAACTGTTGTGTGGAATGTCAAGAAGAACGGTGAATAGAGAGGTCGGGGATCTCGCATGAACGCGCTTACCATGGTTCTCATGGGCTTCTGGTTCGTGCCGCCCGCGGCGATCAAGGTGGAGCACGTGCGGGCACCGCTCGTGGAGCTGGCGCAGAACTATGGCAGCGGGCTGCCCCATCTGTGGAGCATACAGGGCTTGACCACGCCACCAGATGAGTCCGCGTTGTTCGTGGCAATCTGGTCCTTGAATGAAGCGTCTGGGACGCGAGCAAATCGGACGGGCACGACGTGTGCGGCAGATACATCGTGCGATCTCACGGAATCTGCAGGCGATACGGTCGTCAACAGCACGACGAACGTTCGTGAAGGTACCGCGTCAGCCAGTTTCGTGCGCGCGGACAACGAATGGCTGCAATGTACGGATGCGACCTGCAACGAGTTAGATACGACGGGGAGCATGTCGTGGGGCTTCTGGCTCCGCCCGCAATCAACGGGCATTCAGCATAACACGATGGTTAGTCTCGACGCGAGTGCCACGGATGGGTGGTACAGTCTCATCACGACGACCAATCTGCACCAATGCTTCGGGAGCGCAGTCCTGGTGGACAGCTTTTCGCTCAACTCGACGAGTACGATCACGGCGAACACGTTCATGCACGGGGCGTGCACGTTTGATGAGCCAGCCGACACGGCGCGCAACTACTTCAATGCCATCAACGAGGCATCGGACACCGCGTTTACGGGCAATCTTGACGACGCTAACCAATTTGACATTGGCAACTGGAATCTCAGCAACAATGGTGTGGATGGGCAAGTGGATGAGGCCTTCGTGATCTTCCAGGCGCTCTCGGCCGCGGAGGTGTGCCACATCTGTTCCTGTCAGATTGACGGCACCCGTGGGCAGTGCCGCTGTGATGGGACAGCGTACTTCGATCGAGGGCTGAATGTATCCAACTGCGGGACTTGTACGTTGCCGGCAAGTTGTGCTGATCCCATAAGCTGAGGAGGATAGGATGAAGCGCTGGGCATTGCTGCTGCTCTTACTGGCCACGTCAGCCAGCGCAGCTGAAGTGTGTTTTACCATCCCACTTGCTGGTGAACCGGAAGCTGCGGCATGCCTCACGCAACACCAGGCCACGTATGGCGGCGGTCTCACCCAGCCGCAGCTGGTACAGATCCTCTACGAGCGGGCCTGCAAAGGCGTGCTGGTGCAGAAAGCGGCGGATGCTGAGCTGGCGACCGTCTCCGCGACGGAGAACTGGGTGAAGTGTGGCGACGGCTTCGTTCACAAGGATGAGGCGTGTGACGATAAGAACACGCTTGCGGGTGATGGCTGCAACGCAACCTGTACGTCGGACGAGACGTGCGGCAATGGTGTTCTCGATCCAGGTGAAGCGTGTGATGACGGCAATTTACTCTTGGGAGATGGCTGCGGCCTGACGTGTACGATCGAGCTGCCATAGCCTTGTTCGTTGCTAGTGCAACGAAGGAACGTACCGCGACGTCTTCCCTTCGCATTTACGGGTATATCTGGTAATTAGATGGCCTCGCACACACTCTTCCCGAACCGTGCCCGCGAGCTGCCCGTGCAGGAGAAGATCGAGCGCGATCTGCTGCCCGCACTCTCCCGCATCCGTACCGAGCGCGCGATCATGCGCGAGCGCTGGCTGCGGTACTACCGCATCTTCGATTCCACGCCCGACCAAGAACGCTACCATGGCCGCATCCAGAGCTACATTCCCGTTGGCCGCCGCCTGATTGAGAATTGGGTGCAGAAGGTCAAGCGGGACCTCTTCCCGACCGATGACGTGTTCGGGGTCGAGGCGCTTCGCGATAGCGATCGCGACCGCGCGCTGGCCGCGAAAGCTCTCCTGCGCACGTTCTTCGAGAAGTACACGCAGGTGCGCCGCCAGTCCACGCCGTTCCTGCGCCAGCTCGTCACCTATGGCAGCTCTCCCGTGCACGTCACGTGGAAGTTTGATCAGTGCACGCTCGACGTGTTGGAGAACGTGCTCGAAGATGGCCGCGTGACAGAAAAGACGGTGAAGCGCCAGCGCGAACTGATCCGCTACATCGGCCCGACATTCCGCGTCGTGGATCTGTTTGCCTGGTATGCCTGGCCAGTGACCGTAACGAATGTGCTCGATCTCTCACTCATGTTCGAGGACATGCTGATCGAACGCCAGCGGGTACTCGATCTTGCACGCACGCCCATCTCCGCGAAGCGTCCCGAACTGGGCATGCAGTGGGAGAATGCCGACCGCGTGCTCGAATCCATGGCCAAGGCCGCGGAAGCAGCACAGGCGTCTTCTACGCGTGACGCGAAGGACAAATTCAACGCACTCCGCCGCCGGCTCAACGACAAGGGCTTCACGATGCGCTTCGAAGGGAGCGATCCCGCACGCGTGACGGATGTAACGGATGTCTACTGGCGTACGCGGTTCGAGGATGACGACTGCGTTGACTGGTGGCGGGTCACGATCGCGCAGGACGACGTTCCCGTCCGTGTGCAGCGGAACCCGTTCTGGCACGGGATGCCTCCGTGGCTCTGCGGCAAGTTTGTGGAAGTGCAAAACGAGTTCTACGGCCGCGGACTGCCCGAGACGTTCGATCGACTGCAGTACTTTCTGAACGACGTGGCCAATCAGGCGTCGGACGCGCTCGTCTGGAGCATGAATCCCATTGCCGTGGTGGACTCGTACCGCGTGCAGGACGTGGACTCGATCCGCATGCGCCCCGGTGCCCGTTGGCTCGCCGATCCTGCTGGCGTGAGTTTCACCGAACCCCCGAAGGAGAGTGCGACTGTAGGCTTTGCCGCGGTCGGGCAGATCATTGCCCTCATGAACGATACGGCGAACGTCGCGCCGTTCCTCGGCCCCAGTCCCGCGGGCAAGGGGCGCGGACGTGCTGCGAGCACAGCCACGGGCGCGCAGATCCTACTCAGCGAGTCGCTCCTGCAAATTCGGGACGTGGTAGAAAACTTGGAAGATCAGGTCTACACGCCGTTTCTGCGCATGTCGCATGCCCTTGCCATGCAGTGCATGTCGAAGGCCATGATCTTGAAGGTTACGGGCATCGAGGGCGTGTCGTTCGTCGAGCGGCGCATCTCTCCAGAGGACATTGCGGGTGACTTCGAGTTCCGCTGGCTCGGCAGCACGACCAACGTGAACCATCAGGTGCGGGCGCAGCAGATGGTGAACTTCCTGCAGATGGTTGCCCGCATCCCGCCTGAGGTCCTGCAGGCGCAGGGCATTCAGATTGACTTGGGTTTTATCCTGCGCGCGATCTGGGAAGATGGATTCTCGCTGCGGGACGGGGACCGCATCATCAAGAACACGAATCAGGTGAAGGCCATCGATGCCCGCATCGAGAATGACCTCTTCCGTGCAGGACGTGGCGCGGAAGTAGACGTCTCACCCATCGACGATGACCGCCAGCATATCGAGATTCATCGCGACCTGCTCTTTGATCGAAAGCTCGATGAACAGGCCCGCGTGGACGTGGCCGCGCACATTCAGGCGCACGTGGCCGCAGCGATGGCCAAAGTCATCATGCAGCAGCAGGCCGAGCAGCAGCAGATGCTGGCCGCGCCCAACGGAAGTACGCCGGGTGTGCCCGCACCAGCGAACCCAGGACGCCCCGACCAGAGCACGGGTTTCGATGAGCTCTTGCGCGGGCTCCCGCGTGGGGGTATGGGAGGGACGTGATGCGGCTACTTCTAGGCTTCTTGCTAGGCACTATGCTAGCTACCGCGCTCTCTCTGAACGCTGTGGACAGCCCATTCCTCTTCGAGAATGGCAACGTCGTCCTCGATGGGCATGACTTCATCGTGCGGAACGGCAACGTCATCATCGGCGATGCGACCGTGTCCGGTGTCCACAACCTGGCTGTGGGCAGTGGGCACGTTCTTCTTGGCGGGAGCAATGTCGCGTTTGGCGAGGGCCATTATCTCGTGGGTGACGAGAACGTCGCGCTCGGTGGGAAGCAGCACTACCTCTCGGGAACGTATTTTGCCGCACTCGGCGGATACCGGTCGCAGATCTCCGACACGGCACAGTACGCTACCATCGCCGGCGGGATCTTGAATCGCATCATAGGTGGCTCGTACGGCACGATCGCTGGCGGGTATCAGAACCTGTCCACGGGATCGTACACGTTCCAAGGCGGCGGGAACCATAGCCACGCGACGGGGACGCTTGCCGTGACGCTGAACGGCCTCTTTGGGCGGGCGAGTGCCGCACGCGCAACGGCGATCGGTGGTTACAACCCCGTTGCCGACGAGCGGGACGAGATCACGCTCGGTGCGCCGCTCCCGTAGGAGCATGCCATGCCGCTTCCCCGTGTGCCAAAAGGGCCTACAGCGAAACGGAAGATCCACACGGTCTTGCGTGAATTCAAAGCAGGCGCACTGCGTTCTGGTTCTGGGAGCAAGGTGACGAGCAAGAAACAGGCCGTAGCTATCGCGCTCAGCAAAGCGCGACGCGCGCGGGGAGGGCCGCATGGCAGGAAAAAGAGGTAAACGGGTGAGCACGCCAAAGAAACGCGCGCCCAAGAGCACGAAGACGGTTGCGAAGACTCGCGGCGGGAAGCGCACCGTAGACAGAAAGCACGACGCGTTCGGGGATCTCTAGTCGTGGCGAGTCCCGCGACGGATGTAGCGCATGGACGAGCGCGAGCAGCAGGAGCTGCAAACCCTGCTCCGTTCCCGGTACTGGAAATGGACGCAGGCATACTTGCTCGCTCGCCGCGAGGCACTGTTCCAACACGAGAGCAAGAGTACGGAAGACCTCTGGCGTCGAGAGGGCGCGCTCCAAGAAGTGAACCGGCTTCTCCGCGCGCCTCAACTTGTGCTAGAGTGGTACCGCAAGCAGAAGAAACCTAGTGATCTAGGTAACGAGTACATCGCCGATGGCGAGGCCGGCGCAACAGCCATGCCGCATGGGCCAGCACTATTCGAGTGATGGTCCTGCACCACGCACGCGACAGCGGAAATGTCGCATGAGGGACTCATGGCAGAGGAGCAGGTGAAGGATACGGGAAGCGCCACGCAGGGCGACACGCAGCCCGAGAAAGCTGCCCCGCCCCGCGAGGAGATGGTGCCGAAGAAGCGTCTGGACGAGACGATGGAGCGGCTGCGTCAGATGGAGCTGACGCTCCAAGCATTGCAGACGAATGCACAACGTACGCAGGCACCGGCGACGGGAAGCCCCGATGACATCGCCACGATCGCGCAGGCGATGGGCATGGAACAGGGTGACGTCGAGACATGGGATCGGTTCTTCAACCTGCTGCTCACCCGCAATGCGAAGCCGTATGTAAATGCACTCGGCACGCTCGCAGACGGCTTCGATGAGATCAAGACGCGTACGGCCATCAAGGACTATGGAGACTTCGAGCAGCTGATCCAGCACGAGCGAGAGACCGCGGCACGTAATGCGAAGTACCTTTCCCGCGAGGAGGCGTACCACATCGTGCGGTCGCGGAACTTGGAGAAGATCCTGGAGAAAGAGCGGGCAGCGGTAGCAGGGCGGCAGCAAGCGGATGAGCAAGCCCACGCGGTTGAGGGCGAGCAGTCCATTTCCACGCCCGGTCCTACGCATGCCGCAGAGCCATTCCGTATTCCAAGCCGGGAAGCATTCTCGCGACTCTCGTTCGAAGAGCAAGAGAAGGTGCTCGACAAAGCGGGAGCGTTCTAGCTCCTGAAGGTAGAAAAACATGTCATCGGCACTAGAGACAAATCTTGCGACATCGCAAACACTCGCAGCGGACCTTGTTCCGTTGCACATCAGAGAGCGACTCCTCCAAATCG